TCCAACGCCTGCAGGCGTTCCATTTCCATGTTATGACTTTCAGTTACCCAGTCACGATTATTCTGAGCTTCTTTCAGTTCCCGATACTTATTTATCTTTTCCTGAACAGCACCTATTTCTGCAGCATCTACACCAGCTACTTTTGCCCGTTCAACAGTCGAATTCATTTCTTCGATCTGCGCTTCGAGTTTAGCTTGTGCTATTTCCAGTGGGGACTGCGTAAGCTCGGCTATATCGACATCCAGATCTTTAGTGAGTTCATCTATTTTAGTTTTCCACTTTGTAAGCTCTTTCAGTGCCTTGTCTGCCGCCGCTTTAGCCTTCTTATCTTCTTTCTCAGCGGATTTATCGCCAAAATCTTTCAGTGTTAATCTCTTGGCTTCTTCCATTGCTTCTTTTAATGCCGCATCGGGATCATAAGTCCATTTCGCCGCTTTTACGGCGTTTTCTGTCATAGCCCTCGGATTGAAATAAGGATTTTCTATTAAGTCCCAATCATCACTTTCACCCTGAGACAAATATTTATTATCTGCTGTGTTCGACAATGCGAGCTCGTATCTATGCAATACATCATCCAGAGATAAACCATTCATCCCTGCATAAATACCAACCGTCCCGGCACCAACAGCCAACCCTGTACCTATAGCTGTACCACCAGCAGTACCCAATGTTGTAAGAAGCCCTGCTGCAGCTCCCATTTTTGCAACTTCTTTATATGCAGTGGACAACTTAGAAAGCCAGCCTATAAGCCCACCAATGGCACTTATTGCAATACCTACATTTATAGCTGTATCTCCCATACTTTGTGCAAAATCGTTAGTATCATCCGTAAGCATTTGAACAGTAACACCTAGACCTGTCAATGCACTGCCAGCTCCTAACGCATAATTTTGCATCTTTTGCAGTTTTTTTCCATGCTCTAATGCTGCATTTGCTGCTAAAATATGTTTTTCCTGAGCATCAAGGGTTTGTCTTGCCAGATCCAGTTGCCCTTTAGCCGCTTGCCGCGCAGCCTGCAGTTGCAATTTCCCTGCTTCTTGTGCGGATACACCAAGTTTTTGATAATGTACAGCCGCAAGAGCAAGGTCATCTGCCAACTTCATATTATCTTTGCGCGCCGCCTTAACAACAGCATCACTGACTATTGCGCTTGTTTTTTGTGCTGTCTGTTTTTGGCGTTCAGCCTGTTCGATTACCACCGCCGCATTTTTTGCCGCCTGTATCTCCTGCTGATACGCTCCCTGTGCCGCTATTTTATTTTGATTCCAGTAGCCGTTGACCTTCTGTACCGCCGTACCCAGCAAAGTCTGCGCCTGATATGCATTATTAGTCTGCGTAACTACATTCGCAATATCTAAAGCAACGTTACCAATTTTCCACGCCGCAAAAGCTATGCCGACCTCTTTAGTATGATCCGCTAAAAAACCTGCGGCTGTACCGGCTTTTTCCAGAGCGGGA